ATTTAAGCGGCTTTAAAACAGCAGTAAAAGCTCCAGAAAAGGTAAACTCTGACTACCTTGCCATGTATGTTCTGGGCGACCACCATTTCGGGATGCTTGCCGACAGCGAGACTAAATTTGATGACGAAGATTGGGATGTTAAAATCGCTAGTCAGGTTCTTTTAGATTCAACGGAGCGGCTTGCTAACAGGGTAGGAGATGCAGAGGTAGGGGTTTTGCTGAATGTTGGTGACTTTTTCCATGCTGACTCCAGTAAAAACGAAACCACAGCAGGAACTAGGGTAGATGTTGATACCCGAATTGGAAAGACATTTAAGTTAGGTGGTCGGCTGTTTCAGATACTTATAGATAAGATGCTTAAAACCCATAAAAGGGTGATAGTAATTAACGTCAGGGGCAACCACGACAGCGATATGGCGTGTCACTTGTCTAGCTGTTTAGAGCTTCTGTATGACAAAGAGCCAAGGGTTGAAGTGTTACCAAACTACTCGAAGTTCATTCACCTGCAATGGCACAACAATCTTTTCGTTTTCCATCATGGAGATAGAATAAAACATGAGCAAATTCTACAGACTGTGATAAAGAATCTAGACAACGAGTGGAGTCAAAGCAAGAATCGATATTGCCACCTTGGACATATTCACCACCACACAGCAAGAGAAGTCGGGTCAATGCATTTTGAGCATTTTGGATCGCTTACTTCCACAGACCAGTGGCACTCAGATTCGGGCTACGGAGCAGAACGATCAATGACGGCAATCGTATACCACAAAGATAGCGGTGAAGATTCGCGGGTTAAAATCAAGGTGAGTCAGTGAGCAATGTTATCGACCTACCCACTCGCGCAAGCACTATCAAAAAGCTGTTCTGTGATTGCGGCCACACTCTCGAATACTGGTTGGGCGATGATAATTGCGCTTATGGGATTTGCCCTGTTTGCGATGTGGAAAACGCACACGAAATAATTTTAAAAGGAGAAGGGGAATGGACGCATTAAATATACAGATTGGCGGGGATCATTACGCCAAGAAAAAGCATCAACCCATAGAATACATCATGGGAAACGAACTGGGCTTTTGTGAGGGGTCAATTGTTAAATACATTACTAGGTGGCGTGAGAAGGGTGGCGTTGAAGACCTGCGTAAAATAAAGCACTACTGCGATTTCTTAATACAGAAGGAACTAGAAAATGGCGACTCGTAAGAAGTCAACGGTTGCCCAAGAAGTAGAGAAAGCGGCCAAGCTCCTACAACGTTATGTAAGGCTAAAGGCATCTGATGATGATGGGTATTGTCATTGTGTTACTTGCGGCAAGCTAGATCACTATACTGCAATGCAGGGAGGCCATTTTTACAGTAGACGGCACACTGTGTTTAAGCTGTTTGAGGAGAACATTTCGGTACAGTGTCCCGCTTGTAACCAATGGGGTATGAAAACCACCAAGATTCAGGAAGCCTATCGTATTTATATGGAAGATATGTATGGAGCAAGACGCATTAGGGCAATGCAAAAACTAGCTTGGAGGGCTTCACCTAAGTTTAATCGAGATGAGGTAATCCAGTTTCAGCGGGAACTCAAAGAAAAGATTGGTCAAGAACTGTACAGAATAGGCGATATGTAAACTATTTTGTTAGGAGGGGTTTACATCTCTGTTAATAAGGATTAAGATTACATCTCAATAAATCAAAAAAGGGTATCAAAATGAACAAATATTCTATGAGTTACAGTCAGATCAATCAAACATCCGATGCAAAACGTGAAAACCGCCTTGGCCTTGCCTTAGCAGTAGTGGCTTTTACCTTGTATTGCGTAGCATCCAACATGGCGTTTAATGACTGTATTAATCTGGGGGTGTGCTAATGAAACATTCTGAAACTGAATTTAAACAATGGTTGTCTGATAATCTCCCAACATACGCTCGCGATTACCGACATTTTGACGGCAATATTATTGAATTTTCAGATGAGCATAAAGATGAGATTTGCTATGCTTTTCTTAAATGTTTTCCTTCTTGGTGGGATGATGTTTTGCCGCCTTGTTTGATAAAGCCAGAAGTTTTCCTGCATTATCTCTACGAGGAAACGGAAGACGAAGACCTGTCTTGTATAATTCGCGGGGACATTTACCTTTTATTAGAACTTCATTTAAGCGACCTTGTTGGTGAGGTTTACAACGAAGTCTTTAACATTAAACCAGAGCCTTTCGCGGGCTATGAGAGAGGGCAATAAGATGATTGAAGTATTGGGAACGATTACAGCAACATTTATTCTAGCCATTCTAATGCGGGGTTCATATTTAATGGTGAGGGACGCACAAGACAGATACAATGAGAGAAACAAATAGACCGAGGTTCCCCGACCTTTTGAGCAAGCCTTGTCCACTTGTGGTCGCAACGGACTATTACTTTTTGATATAAAGCCCATCCATAATCATCATTATTAATTATATATACTAGAATATACAATGCCGCTCCATTCATTCAAAGAGAGGCAGTCGTGATCCTTTACATGCTTATATTCGTAGTATTATCGCTTTGTGCGGTAGCCAAAGAAGACCTATAGTTTACATTTCCATTAATCAGTAAAATCACTTACAATACAGTCACCGAACGTTTTATGGTGACTGTATGAATGATTTTAATATTACAAAGCGGGTTGATAAATGCTATGAAAATGGCTTTGATAACCTGCTTGATATGTTCAATGGCATTATGCTTTCGATCATTGAAACCGAAGTGCCGCAATACCAAGTAAAAGCAGAGCTGATCCACTGGTGTCATCATGTAGACAATAGCCTTGATGCGCTAAAGGAACATAGGGTAACATCAACACAATTAACAGCCGATAATCTTCTAGCTCAGACCAGTGAAGTGTTCGGAACAGAGGTCTAATGAGCGGGCGACCAAAGTGGATACCCACAGAAGAGATTTGCGATACAGCCAGAGAGATGGCTTCTCGCGGTCTCACAGTGTCACAAATAGCTGATTGTTTAGGTGTCAGTGAACGAACTATCTATGAGCGGCAAATAGAATACCCGCATTTTATGCAGTCTATAAAAGAGGGCCGCAGTGAAGGAATCAATCAGGTCACTAACGCTCTTTTCGAGAAAGCTATTGAAGGCGACAACACTTGCATGATCTTTTATCTCAAGAGTAGAGACCGTGAGAGCTGGGGCGACCAGTACATAGAGCCAATAAAAGAGATACCCCCGATACAAATCACGATAGATTCTAGTGCAATTAACTAAGCCTCAGTCTCTGATCTACATGAGTCAGGCTAGATTTGTCGCTTGTGTTGCGGGCAGAAGATTCGGCAAAACCTTCACATCTGTAGCGTCTTTAGTCAGGGCGGCTGTAAAAGCCCCTAATCAGAACGTCTGGTATGTAGCCCCTACGTATGGAGCGGCTAAAGAAATCTGTTGGACAATGCTAATTAATGCTATTCCTGCTGAGTACATTGCTAAGACCAACGAAACATCTCTAACCATTCGATTAATTAATGGCTCATACATTGCCCTTAAGGGGGCTGAAAAGCCTAACCTGTTGAGAGGCCGCGCTTTAAACCACGTTGTGCTAGATGAATTTAGTGAGATGAGGCCAGAGACTTGGTACGAAGTGTTAAGAGCTTCACTTTCTGACAGAAATGGGAGTTGTTTATTCATTGGGACTCCAAAGGGAAGGAATCATTTCTACGACTTGTGGGCTAAAGCAAAGGATGGTGCTGATGGTTGGGAGTCATTCCAATACACAACCCTTGATGGCGGCAACGTACCCCCAGAAGAAATAGAGTCGGCTAGAAACGACCTAGACGAGAGGACATTCAAACAAGAGTATGAAGCGGCATTCGTAACCTATGCAGGGCTAATCTATTACGGATTCAATCGGGAAGAGTCTGTATTGGCCTGTAGCGATGATAATGGTACACTGTTAGTCGGTATGGATTTCAACGTATCGCCCATGAGTGCTTGCATTGCTATACGTAAAGGCGGGAAGCTGTATATCTTTGACGAGATTTGCCTATTTGGGTCGAATACTGATGAAATGGTTGCGGAGATTAGAAACCGTTACCCACGACGCAATGTTATTGTGTTTCCAGACCCTGCATCCAGACAGCGCAAAAGTAGCGCAGGTGGTCGGACAGATTTGTCGATCCTAACTAACGCGGGTTTTAGCGTTAAGTGCAAGAGCAGTCACGCTTTAATTCGTGATAGAATTAACGCTGTGAATAGTCGGTTACTGTCTAGTGATGGTGAGCGGCATTTGTTTGTCAGCCCAAAATGCAAGCAAACAATTAAGAGCTTAGAACGACATACCTACAAGGAAGGAACGAGCATTCCAAACAAAGACGATGGTTACGATCATATGAATGACGCGCTTGGTTATCTTGTTGAATACCTATTTCCTGTCCGCACTGACTACGCTACGCCACAACCACAAAGGTGGACTTGATGAGATTGAACGCAGATACAACACACCCTGATTATGACAAATACGAAAGCCGATGGGAGTTCTATGTTAGAAGCTACCTTGGTGGGGCAGACTACTTTGATGGGGCGTACTTGACGCGTTACATATCTGAGACCAGTGATGACTATGACCGCAGATTAGACCTTACCCCTCTAGATAACCATGCAAAATCAATAGTGCATATTTACTCTAGCTTCCTATGGCGCGTACCCCCGACTAGATCGTATAACAGTTTGGCTGATAACGTAGCTCTACAGCCTTTCTTAAAAGACTGTGACCTAGAAGGTCGTAGCTTTAATGCGTTTATGCGTGAGTGTCAGATATGGGCGAGCGTCTATGGTCATGTCTGGGTCATGGTTGACAAGCCTAAGTCCACAGCAGGAACAAAGGCCGAAGAACTACAACAAGATATCCGACCTTATGTCACTATGTTCACTCCAGAGAATGTTCTGGATTGGAATTGGGTTAGAACCCCTAGCGGCCGTTTTGAGCTTGATTACCTGAAGGTTAGGGAAAGCGTCATACGTGTTGATGAAACGACTACAGAGACGTATTACAGGGTCTGGTACAAGGACAGAGTTGAGCTATGGCATTCAGTCAATGATCTAGACAAACAAGTCGAGGTTGATGATAATGTGCTTGGTCGTATCCCTGCTGTATTTTTACCTGCTAACCGCAGTATAACAAGAGGCATTGGGCTTAGTGACATATCTGATGCCGCGTATATGCAAAGGGCTATCTACCAAGAGCTATCAGAGATAGAACAGCTTATTCGGATCTCCAACCATCCCACGTTGGTCAAGTCGTTCGGCACAGACGCTTCAGCAGGAGCGGGTGCAATCATTAACCTGCCTGATGATATGGATGCTTCTTTAAAGCCTTACCAATTACAGCCTAGCGGTCAAAACCTAGACGCTGTTAGAGCCTCTATTCAAGACAAGATTCAAGCTATCAACCGTATGAGCCATATGGGTGCTGTTAGAGGCACTACAGCGGTAACTATGAGCGGTGTGGCTATGCAGACTGAGTTCCAGATGCTCAATAGTAAACTGGCTGAGAAGGCTGATTTGCTAGAGTTGGCTGAAGAGCAGATATGGTTGTTGTTCTGTGATTGGCAAGATGTCACCCCAGACGTAGAAATATATTACCCAGACGCGTTCGACCTTAGAGACTACGACAAAGAGCTAGTTTTCTTACAGCAGATGAGGGCGACAGGTGTTAAGTCTGCAACCCTTGCTATGGAGATTGACAAGAAGATCAGTGATCTAATTCTAGATGATGAGGCTCTGGCTAAAGCTCACGCAGAGATTGAAGAGAAAGCATCTGTCCTTGGCGACTTCTCTGATAAGACTCAGATATACAGCTACCACATTGACGCGGGTGTTGTTACTGCTAACGAGGTCAGAGAGAAGATCGGCCTTGATGACATTGAGGGTGGTGACGCTCTCATTGAGCCTAAAGAAGAATCCGCAGGTGATGGTAACGTAGGACAGTTCTAATGGCGGTTGATACTGACCAACTAAAGGATGTCATTGCTAGGGCTGAAGCACACCAAGCCAAGCTCGTTTTGGCGCTTGCAAAGCTAGAGAGAAGGATAGTTGATTACCTAGCCACAGCACCCCTTAAAGACGGCATCCTGTTCGATTTAGAATGGGCTATCCAAGCTAGATCGGAACTACGGAAACTGATCGAAGAAGAGTACCTAACAACCATTGATGGCTTTGTACGCGAATACAAGGCCGTTGCAGGTGAGGTTGCGACAATGCTTGCTACCTATGGGGACTTTGCAAAGCTCGACCCTAATGTGGTTGCTCAATTGCAAAACCTTAGCTTTAGAGGCTTTGAGAACTTAGGTCAAGAGTATCTGGATATTATTGCCAAGCAGGTGTATGAAAGTACCCTAACTGGTCAGACATTCGCAGTTGGTGTTGCAAGCATACAGCAAGCCGTTAGCGGTGATATGGCTAGGTACGCAAGCCAACAACTACACGATTCTCTTTTGCAGTTCGATAGGTCAATCAACACACGCATAGCTCTGGATAGTGGTGCAACCAAGTTTACATACCGTGGCCCAGATGACAGCGCAACCAGAGAGTTTTGTGCTAGGCACGTAAACAAGACATATACGATAGATGAGATCGAAGAGATATGGCAAGGCAGTTGGGGCGGTAAGATAGACTCCAATGCTTTTGTTTCAGCGGGCGGCTACAATT